ATCAAAGGCAATATCAAATCTAAGTGCAGTAATATCTGCACCATTATCATCTAATGTGACTTCCATTTCTAATATTTTATCTCTCCAAATATCAAAATTATTATTATCGTATGCTGGATTAGATGTATCTTGTGCTAGAAATGTATCTAAATTTTGTGTAACTGAGTCTTTCCACCACATTGCTGGTGTAGACCAAGTTCCTAATTGTTTTACTCTAATGATTGGTGTTTGACCAAAGGCAAAACCAAACATCACTAATGACATAACCATTGTTTTTAATGAACGAAACATTGTGTTCTCCGTTGAGTTTTTGTCAATAATAAATATAAGATTGGGGTAAAATAAGGTTTTAGATGTCGAATCTAACTACAAAAGTTGTAGATAATTCGTTAGATAATTTAATTGGTTTAGCAAGTTTTCCGTGAGCTAATAGTTCTCCATTTTCACTATACAAACCTATATCAGAAACATAAGGTCTAAAAGTAGATTCAGTTACAAAAGCTACTGATTCAGTTGCTGCATTGTAAAATAATGCATAACTACCTGTTCCTTGACCTGTTGGTAAATGACTTGGTGGAAAGAAACTTGACATTGATACTGCACCTAATGCAATTGTTTGACTTCCACTTCTATCGGGTGTTAAACTGATATTTGTAGATTTGTTAAATTCATTTGGTTTTACCACTACACGATATTCATATTCGTAATGAGTGTGTTGTGCTTGATATTTTAAAGTGTAGTTGGTTAAATCTTTTGTGTAAGAACCTGTATCAGTTAATACGATTAAACCTTGTTTGTAAAAAACATTACCTACTTCTGAACCACTACCGAGAGTTGCAGCAGTTGTTGAACTACCACTTTTAAAAAAGTTTGTTTTAAATGTTGAGAAGCTTGCTGAATAATCTTCATCATATAGATTTCCGTCTCCGTCATCATTTAATTCATATTCAACACCACCGATTGTTGCGGTTAATTTAATTGAACCTGGTTTGATTTGTTCTCCATAAATATTTCTTGCAACACTAACGATAGATGCTGAATCGTGTAGATTTCTGTTTTGTGAACCGGAACGAACATATACTCGTCCGTGTTGTGAATAGTACAAGTTGTGTAACATTGCATATGTTGGATATGCAAAGTAATTAGTTGATACTGAACCGCTTGTGATTGTCGTTACAACATCTGATGAACTTACATAATTGTATTTTGAACTTGAACGAGCTGTAATGGCAAACACACCACTTCCACTATCGTTGTTGTCAAAAGTGAAGTTCTTAAAAGTTCTAAACGACTTTTTTGATATGTCTTGTGGGTCAAGATTTTTGAACATTAGAGTGTCCTAAAAATCAAGTTTCACTTTAATAATAGCTTCCCTTGAATATGATTTTAATATTGGTTTTGATAACTTAGCAATCGCCAACAATTCATTTGAATCATTATAAAGTCCTACCTGTGTAATAAAAGTTTTAGGGTCTTTATAGAAAGTAGCTTGTGTCAAAGAACCATCTGATGCTGTTGCATAAGTTGGATTAGAACTAAAATTAAATGATTTGTTATTCACACGAACAAAATAATTTGTTGAACTAATTTCTTCTTCACGACGAGCTTGGAAACTTGAACCAGAAACAATAGCGTTATAGAAAGCCTGTGGTCTATTGTCAAATGTATCTGAACTTCTTCCAAATGTTCCTAAACCACCACTAACTTCTGCCTTTGGTGCGTTCAATAGAATTAATCCTAAGTCAGGGTAAAATAATCCATATGAACCTTCGTTGACTTCATTTGCTGCTGTGGTTGCAATTCCGTCTGCAATAGTTCCACTCACAACATTAAAGACACGACCACCTTGGTTTACGGTTGGATTTGTAGTCGCTCCACTATCGTCAATAAGTTTTACTACACTATCTTTACCAGCTGCTGGCATCAATCCTGATAAATGTAATTCCCAATTACCTGGGTCAATCTTTTCTCTTTGTCTTGCTCTTTGGAACGAAATAAAGTAGAAGTCTTTATCACCTGATGCTGTTGGTGAAGAAGTAAAATTAAAATGTGTTGTGTTAGGAGCTAACAAAACATTTCTAAACTGACTATAAAGTGCTGCAGTTTGTCTACCACCTGTTGTTAATTTAGTGGTGTTTCCTGCAGAACCACTTCCGTCAATGTGAGCATATCCCAATGAAAATTGAACTTCTGCTGAACTTGATAGATTTGGGTCTTCATTGTATAGTTCTAAAAATGAACCTGTTATATTTCCATTTGTAGATTGAGTGTAAAATGAAGTTAAAGTAGAACTACCGCCACTCCACAAACCACTTGATATAGTTGTCTTTTGGTTTGATACGATATCGTCTTGACTAAATATTTGAAATGCCATTATCTACTCCTTAAACTTTTGATGGGTCAGCGTTGACGGTAAGTGATATGGTGTATTGTGCACCAGACTGATTACCAGTTACGGACAAGTTAGTATTTGTTTGTGTTGTTAATGACCTTGAGATTACTCTCACACTTCTACCAACGAGTGTAATAGAACGTTTTTGTTCTGAGTCATTGGTAAATACCGGTGTTGTTGCACCTCTAATTGCACTTAATTCACTTTCATCAAATAAATCAAGATTTCTTCGTGTTGCTGGTCTTGAACTTGATGAACCTGCACCTGTCAATGTTAAGTTAGCTACATCTGAATTAAACAATGTAAATGTATATGATGTATCAACTCCATTACGAGTATTAGGTGTTACGGTTTGTGTAATACCAGCTCCATTGAAAGTTAATGAAGGACTTGGTATTTCCAAGATAGGAAGTTTTACAGTTTCCTTTGGAAGTGTAGTTAACTTATATCTCATCAACTGATTTTCATCTACGAAAGCCTCTAATAAAGGCATATTTTCAATCACTGCCCCATAATAGTTTGAACCATTTGGGTGTGATGTATCCCATAGATTGTAATCTACTTCGTCGTCTGCTAATGCAAACTTTGTAATTTTAAATTCATTTTGCCCTCTTGACAAAAGTTCACGACCTTTTTTTGTTAAGATAGCATCTACTGTTATACTTGTATTGTCTAAAAATCCCATTTATTTTACTCCTGTGGAAATAATATAACTATTCTTTTTCAATAATAAATATAAGAAAGTTAAATTTTCCATATGTTATTCTACTTTAAGTCTTGTTGTTTCTGACTCTTGAGTCTTTAATACTGTTGGTGCAACTTCATTAACGATTACTGGTTCTTCTCCGTCAATTGTATTGTCTCTTGTTAATAATGTTCCTTGAACAAACACTCTATATAGTGGTGTTGAATATGACATACTCTCTACATCTGAAGGTTTAAATGATGAACTATATGCTAATGTTGGCCCAACCGATGCACTATAAGAACTTGAATAAAAATATTCAGCTACTTGACTATGTTCAGAAAATCTTGAACCTGTAATGTTTGGTTGTAATGTTTCGGTAAAGATTAGATTTGTTCCACCGAGTGTTACACTTGCAGTCGCATATAATCTACCGAACTCACTTCGTTTATCTATTTGGTCTAACTTAACCAATGAAGGAACATTTAAAAATCCTAATGAAGAACCTGTATCAAAATATGCTAAGTTGACTAATCCATTGTAAGTTGTATACTCACCACCAACTTCAAAATAATTATCATTAGAACCTGTGATGTATCTTGTGACTAAAACACCTTGGTCAAAATGTCCAGCGTTTTCAAAATACTGATTATCAAATTCTGGTTCTAATCCAATAACTTGTTTTGAACGCTCTAAGATATGTGGTTCAATCAACACACCAACATTAGTGTTTGCTCTTGCTGGTATTAATTGTTTGATTGAATCAAAAATACTACTATCATAATATTCTAAGATTCTTAAATAATCCCAAAAATTATTTGTCATATAGTATCGTTTAAAATATTCATTTCTTAAATTTCTTAAATCTTTATAAGTTGGTTTAAACTCGTCTCTTGGGTCACCAATAAAATCATCAAAATTAAAATCAGCAATACTATAAACTACATCTTCATTAATAATATCTGTTGGTGAAAAGTAAATTCCCAATCTATTGGAATCTATTGGAGCAAAATCCTCAGAAGACCTTTCTCGTCTTTTGTCTACCATTAATGGTAAAAGTTCTCCGTCTTCACCTCTTTCACGAGTAGTTTCTTCAATTCTAATCTTGGTTGCGTTTCTACGATTAGGCCCGACATTTGGTATTCTTAATTTTTCTTGGTCTACTAATGTTCGTGAAAAGTTTCCTGTAAATCCATTGACTTCTTGTGATGCTGTTTCATAAGATTGTAAATGTGCAATATTTGTTACAAATGCTGATGATGATAAATTCTTATCATTGTCTAATGCATATCGAACTAACAAACTATCATATGATGATGAATAATAATTTCCATTGTATGACTTAGGTGATAAAGTGTGATTGTCAAAAACACTTTGTGATAATGCTTCTGTCCATAAACGATACTCCATTAATGAACCACTAAGTTGGTCTCCAAATGCACTACCACTACCACCAAGATAAACATATCCACTTGCGGTATATGATGCATTCATTGTAGAAGAAGTTACTTCCATACTTTGACTATCTGCAAATATAACTCGTTGTCTTGTTGAATCATATTGTTTAGTAGTCAATTCAAATGATGAACTTACATAAATACTTTCTGCAGTAAACTCACTTCCGTCACTTGATGATTTTCTTGTCAACATAACTGACCACATATCATCATTGTAAAATGGTAACAACGAAGAAGTAATATAATTTACTCGTCCGTCTGAACCACTAATACTAAATCTTAAGTATCCATAATCATCTGTTGTTCCGTTGTCTTGTAGATGAATTGCCCAATCATTATTTTTTTGTAACAATACCATTGAACCAGATGTTCCGGCACTATATGGTGTTCTAAATCTAAATTCTGTTGTGTTTGGATATAATGAATTGTAAGTTGTCCAATTTGATTTTATATATTGTGATGATTTAAAATCTGTTGCTCTGGTAAACTTTCTTTTAATTTCATAACTTACTCTTGTTCCTTTGTCAGGCCCACCATATTCTCTAACTCTCAATACTGAACTTGGTATTCCGTAACAATTTAATAATCCTTTAAGTGCTCTTTCTGTTCCTTTTGATTTAATAAAGAAAGGTAAGTTAGCAAGTATTCGTTTCCAAATCTTTTCTGTAATTTCTTCTTGTGGTGATTCATATAAAGTTGTTCCGTCGGTATTTTTTCCTAACAAATATGTTGGTAAAACTAATAAATCATTTCCACTATATAAATCTAATCCGAGAGCCTTTGCATATTCTCTTGCAACATCTTTGGAAATACCCTCTGATGCTTTTTCAAATCTTTGATTGATATCAGTAAAGTGTCTTGTATAACTCCATATTTCATCAAATTGTTGTCCAACCATATCCATAAATTCTAAGAAAGTATTATTTTGAGTATCTGCATAAACGTGTTCTGGTAATGAATTTCTTAAACTATTCATATTATCTTGGTCATATCCTTTTGCTCTCGCAATTTGACGAGTGAACCAAGTAGATGCTTCTGAACTTGTGGTCGGTGCCAATACATATGGTGTAGAACTTGTTTGTTTAGGCCAATCATTATCGTGGAATTGTCCCGCTGATGAACTTACATAAGATGAACTTTCAAAATACATATAATGTTCAAACGGGTCAAAAGAATTAACAACTCGTTGTCTTTTGTTTTCCAATTGACTGATTCTTGTAGCAGAACTTGAAACACTTAATAATGATGAACTTGTTGCACTATACCCCTCAATCAATTCTAATTTCTTTTTAAAATTACGAATTCTTGTTTCTGCATTTGAGAAATTAATAAAGTTTCCAAAACCATAATCATCATCTTCGATAGTTAAATCTGTTGTAGTTTTTTGATAATCAATATTTGGTTTGACATTTAGTAAACTACCTGATGTTAATAATCTTTCGATATCATTTGAATCTTGAGTATCACTACTTAGTAATCCTGTTTGAGTTTGATAATTTGTTCCTTGAAAATTAATTGGATTATCAACTGAATTAAAGTTTGGTAGTCTTAAAAATATTCCGTCTGTTTGTCTTTCATCATATGGAACTAAACGAACTCTATCACGATAATTCTCTAATCTTTTTTCAACAAAGATTGTTCTGTTTCCAGATTCAATATTATCAGATAGTGCTCTTTGTAATTTAAAAACTCTTTTGTTTCCATCATCACTTAATTTACTATTGATGATTAAATAATAATCATTACCAATCTTTAAATAAGTTTTATATCTGTTGATATTATTTTTGATATAATTGACACGAAAGTTTATAAACTTATTTGATACTTCATCTTCACCTTTGTGTTGTGTTCTGTTTGCTCCGTCGTTGTAAGATAAAGAAACTCTAATACGATTAGCATCTAACACTTCTTCAATTTTTGCAACATAATCTCTTTTGGATATTTTAGATTGAGCACTTGAAGTTGTAGTTATAGTTTCGGTTCGACTTATTTGTGTTGTACCACCACCAGCAGAAGCTCGTGTTTGACTATTGTATCCTACTCTAATATCATTTGCAGCATTACCTGGAAGATAAATGTCTTCATTTATTGGTAATTGTTCAAATTGATAATCTGGAAAAGATTTAGCCATTAATAATTCCTATCTTGTGCTTGACTTTGTAAAGCTTGGTCTGCATAAAATTTTTCTAAGTCTGATGAATCTTCATCAGTCAATATATTGTATAAATCTTGTGTTGAATAACCTGGAACATCATTGTCATCTTCATAATCATCTACAAAGTCTGAACCGATATTTTCATCATCATAAGTGTCAGCATTAGTGGTATCTTCAAAACCTGTCACTTTATACATATCTGGTATAATAATTTCTCCACCTACCATATTTTGTGTGAATCCCCTATCGTTTGGATTGATATCAAATTCTAATTCATAAGGACTTTTAGAATCAAATTTAATTGCACCTGCATTTCCATCTTTGAGTGGACGATATTCAAACAATTCACCCATAGCTTTTAGATTATTTTTATACGCTGGATTTTTTATTTGTTTATCCAATTCAACAATTAACTCTGTTCTGTCTGGTGAGATTTCTGAAATAATATAAGTTAAATCTCTTTGAAATAATTCTTTTCTTTGATTGGTATCTTTTTCATCACCGATATTAGTAAAGTATCTTGTTTCTCCGTTGATTACTTTTTCATCAACTCCACCATACCAAATCAAACCTTTGTCATCTACTAATACGGTTTGTTCTCTACCGGCAAGTCTTCTTAAAAATTTATATTCAACATCATATTCACCTTCAGTATATCCTAAATCTCTAAGATGTTGTCCGATATTTAAATCAATAAAATCTCCATCATTTTCAAAATCTAAATTATCAATACTAAGTGGTGTCTCACTAAGTAGTTGTCCAGAAATTGAATATACACAAAGTATTAAAATATCGTTTTCAATATCTCTACCATAACTACTATACACTCTTTTAAGTGATTCGTAATTTTGTATTTCTTGTGTTGTAAATCCGTATTCAGCCATTATCCGTTATCCACTATATATGGAAATCCAAGTTTTAACCATATTTCTTGTCCTCGTCTTGTATGATATAATTGTTTATTAATCACATCATCATAATGAAAACCTTTTAAATCTCTTTTTAAATCTCTGTAATTTGCTCTTGGTCTTCCTTTACCACCTATTTTATTTTTCTTTCCTTTATTTCTAAATACTTCTACATTGATTTTTTCTAACCTAAATTGTTCCCAACCTTCTGCATTCTTTTTAGCTTTGTTGAAATCTCTTAGGCTTTTACCTACTGGTGCTTCTGTTTCAAAATATCTCCACAATTTAGAATGTAATAATTTGGTAGATATATCAGATGTATATTCTTCGTTCCAATATTCGTTCATCACTTGAATCAAATAATCTCTATTGTTCATTTGAAATTGAACTTGTTCTTCTGTTGCTTCTTCTGTTGTTTCTGAAATTTCTACTCCACTTTCAGACACTTGTGTTTGTGGAATAAAAAAACTAAATTCATTTGGAACTTGTTTTGTAAAAAATCTTTGTGTATTTTCTAAACGAACTTCTTGAAATGATTCTTCCAATGCAACACCCTTAACATCACTTTCAAAAGAAACAAACACTCCGTCTTCATCTCGTGGTGGTGTATTTGCATCAACCGAACCTGATAGTTGTTGTTTTTTTCTTAAGTCATCAATTTTGTTTTGATACTCAATACTATTAGCATTAATTATGTTGTTGTATACTTGTGATTTTTTTTCCGCATCACTTGGAAGATATGGCATCGGTTTACCTCACTACTCTAAATTCATATCCGTCATCATAGTAATTGATTTGTTCATCAAGAGTTCCACTACCACTAACGACTTTCACGATAAAACGATAGTTTCTTTCTGCTTGAAATGCATTCATTTGGACTCTAAAGAAGTTACCTGTGGTGTCACAACTAATTCTTGAACCTGAACCAAATGGAACAATTACTTCCTCAGTTTCAGCATCTTTAATTGAATAATATGCTGAAGCACTTGGTAGATATTTGATTGTTAATTCTCCTGGTGTAGTTGAGAAACTTGATGAAGGATAAAGTTCTCTACCCACTACTCTAAATTTTACAATAGAGTTTTCTTGATATTCTGGTCTAATGTTTTTAAAATAAACTTTTAGATTTTCTAAATCTGTTGAACTTAATGCTGATAAACTTCCTGTTGACCAACTTGAATCGTCCCATACTGCTTCTAACTTAGGTGGATAGATTGTATGTGTTTCTCTTGAGAAGTATTTTAGATTTCCTAAACGACTACTATCTCCCTCTTGTCCATTTGCATCATATCCAAATGTTGTTGAGTAAGAACCTGATGATTCTCTTTTGACGATAAATCCATTGTTTGGAAAAGTAGAACCAGAATAAATCCAATTCCATACTAAATCAGTTACATCTGCTCTAACATCTTTTTTATCAAAAGTTAAATCAAAAGATGTTGATACTTCGTATTGACTACCTTGACTACCTGTAAACCAAGCACCACCGTCAGTCAATACTGAACCTGTAACCCAAGGTGTTTGAGCATCGTGGTCACGATATTGATAACTTACTCCGTCAGAAGTTACTGGTTCGTGGTCAAGTTTTCCTGTTCCTTGTTTCCAACTACCACTAACCATATAAACGTGTAGTGGTTGTTCTGCTTCAACTTCTTCTGATGTTGCGTCAAACAAATTTAAATAAAATTTTGTAGTGGTAGGCATCTTTCCGTCAATAACGGATTGTGAAATATATGATAAATCAAAATCTATCAATACTCTTGATACATTTGCAACTGAACCATTCTCATTTACAACTTTATTAATTTCCAATATTTCATCTAAACCGGTGTTGATAGAAGCTGTTGTTCCACCGGAATAAATTGTTGCATCTCTTTTTCCAAATTCAAAATAATGCATTATCTATCTCCTACTACCAAACCTTCAATATCTGTGTTTGGGTATTTTAGTTCAAAGATACTTGGGTCTAATGATGGATAGATAACTCCGTCTTTAGACGCACTTCCGATATCATAAACATTACCACTATATCCGTCTGAAGTTCTGTGTTTGTTTTCAATTAAAATTAAATCTTTGTTTGGATTATTAGTTTGTGGTGGAACTAATGATACCACACCCTCAACTAATGATATTTGATATGCTAAATCACTCAATACAATTGGTTGATTGATTTGCCATTTATCTGGTGCAAAGAATTGTTTTACTTTTTGTATTGCTCTAAACAATACATCATTTTTATTAAATCCTCGTTTAACAATAATATTAAACTTAACACCAATATTAATAATATATCCATCTTTGATGTTAATTGCATCTGTTAAAATTCTATATTGTGATAAGTAAGTTTTTAAGTTTTGTTTCACTGCTTCGTTTATCTGAACCAATTTCTTATCAACATCATAACCCAACACATATAAATTCATTGCCAATGGATTTGGAATTGTATTTGAATTTGCATATCTTGTATCTATGATTTCACCATTGATAACTTGTAATTGTCCAGTGGTTTCTAATTGTTCGTCTTGAACAATAAATGCTTTTGCTATGTTTCCATATTTTTGTGGTAATGAATAAACTCTTGTAATATAATCTTGTCTGGTTACTGCTCTGTTCTGTGCATTAAAGTAAGATACTGCATTTTGTTTTATTTGGTCAAGTGTTTCTGTTGATGAACCACCTGATGCAGGTCTTTCATTAGTCACGGTTAAACTTGCTTCTGATGCAATTTGTAAATCAGAATCTAATCCTGTGGTATCTATTGTATAAGTTTTTCTGTCAAATGCTGTAATTGTATTACTTGGAACATTGTGAGAAATAGAACCACCATAATTGTAAGTTACGGTAAGTGTTGTATTACTTGGTGCTAATCCAAATGTTTGTGTTTTTAAGAAATTACTTGGGTCAAATGATTCGTCTAATCGTGAAATACCTACACCTAATCTTGAACCAACATTATCTGGATTTGGAATAATTTCTTCATCTGCATTATCACTAATACCTGAACCAAATCTTAATTCCATTTTATTATCATCACGAACATATGTTGTAAATCTTCTTGGTGTTTTGATTAGTCTCAACATATAAGGTGTATCATTTTGATATTCAGAATAAGTCGGGTCATTTAATGAAGTGTTCTCTATGGAATCAAATACGGTGTCTTGTGCCAAAAAAGGAACTTGATACCAAGTATTTTGATTAGAATCCACAACTGAAATGATTTCAGTAACTTTATCATTAGATAAAACTAATTTATCAAATTCTTTTGCTGTGGTAAAACTAAATGTTTCTGATTCTCTAACACCAGAAATTGCTAACCCTTTTTTAGTTAATCTAAAATCAGTAGGAACATTTCCAGATGTAGGTTCTAACAATTCAACTTCCATTCTGTCTAATGAACTCGATACTTTAAAATTAACATCATCTAATAATGTAAACTCTGTTCCATTGTTGGAAACAAGTGTAGAATTAGCTTCTAACTTACCGGCATAATCTAAATTAGGTTGATAATCTGAACCAACTACTTTTGCCGGAACATCTACACTAAATGTTAATTCAACCGTAGCGGGTGTTGCCAATTTTGGTTTATATCCGTAAGATTGTGCAATAGCTAAAACATTTTTTCTTTCTTCTGCATATTGAATTAATGTTTCTCTAAATTGATTATCAATATAATAATTTAAAATATCACCTACATAAGATGCCATTTCAACAAACATCATACCTGGTGATGCTTCATTGAAATCATTGTAGGTATTTGGAAAATAGTTTTTTGCAAACTCTATTAGATTTTCTCTAATGTCAGAAAAATCTCTACCGAGATAATTTACTTCTTTTTTTATTGTTTTTTTATTTGTTGCAAAATCTGCCATTATTATTCTCCGATTCTAAAATCAAACTCTAATGTTTCAATATCTTCTGGATTCAAAGGAACCGAATATTCTATTGAGATATTGACTTCGTTGTCAAGTTGATTTGTAAAAATATTATTAATATTGATATAAGGTAAAAATCTATCTACTGCTGAACGAATAACTTCTTCAACTCTGTTTGATAAATCATCACTTTGTTCAAAGACAATATATTTTAATTGAGAACCAAACTCTGGTTGAAATACTCTTTCACCTGGTGTGGTTAATAAAAGATTTCTCAAGTTGTGTTTTGATTGTTCCAATACCTTTGTGGTCTTTCTAAAAAAACCTTCAGATAAAGTATAGTCTAATGGAAAACCAACTCCAACATACTTGTCTTCATTTCTATCTATTTCTCTTACACTGCGTGCCATTATGGTCTATAATTGCCTTCACCTTTTTTCTTGTTATTGATTGCTTTCATCAATCCAGAATAATCACGAGTTAATGCATTCACTACATCATCTGGAACTGAATTTACATCAACACCAGCTTTCTTGATAGTTTGAACTGCACCGACTTCTCGTGCCTTTTCTTTATTTTGACCTCTACCTAAATCTCCATAACCTAATACTTCGGCCATATTGTCACTACCTAATACTCCACCACCTAATGTAGGCCATTCTTCATCTCTTGATGAACCTAATGGTTTGGTGTTGTTCAATACTTCATTCAACGCTTTGTTTTTTGAATATTGTTTATATGGTTTTTGTTTTACAACCGGTTTAGGTTTTGGTTTAGAAATTGTTTCTGATAAACTAATTTCTTTTTCGTCATTAATAAATATCTCACTCAGTTGTTTTTTGATTTCTTTACGAACAACTAATTCAATTATTTTTACTAATTCGTTTTTCTTCATTACTACTCCTCTTTATATTTATCAAATAATTTTTTATAAGATTTAACTTGGTTTACATCTGATTCTGTTGATTCGTATTCACTAATGGAATCTTCAAATTCATCAAATCCACCTTGATTTTTAGTATTTTCCCAAGCTGATGCATTATTACCAGCTGCTTGAGCTCTATCAATTATTGTTTGAACACCAGGAATATTTTTTGCACTATCTCCTGCATTATTAATTACAATTAAAGCTTGTTGTCCATTTGTAACTTGGGACAATTGACTTTGTAATTTTTTTGCGGTGTCAAGTTTATCTTTTGCATCTCTAACTTTGTCTTCCAATTGTTTTATTTGTTCTGGTGTAATGTTGGAAACATCATCTATGATATCACCGAGTCCAGCTGGTATTGGAAGTGCAGCTTTAATTTCTTGAATTGTTTTTGTTTCTAATAAGTATTGACTTAAAAATTCTAAGTTAATTGTAGCGTCTATAAAATTCTTTGCACCTCGTAATCCTTTAACGATATCTTTTACACCAGAAGGTAATGTAAAGGGATTAGATAATTTAGGAACTCCAATAGACATTGCTTGTAAAAATTGTTGTATTCCCATTACTTGTTTTAAAAATCCTGCCATATCTAATTCTGGAAATGGTATTCCTTCTTTTGTAATGTTTACTATTTTTCCATTATCACTTTCACTAATATCAAATTCAATAGTACTATTGGTTGGTTTTAATTTTATTACTTTATCGGCAATAATGTTTACATCACCAACATTGGATTTTATTTCTATATCTTCTTCTGCATTCAACTTAATTGTGTCAGACAAAATATCAATACTACCAAAATCTTTATTTAGTTGTAAATCAATAATAGACTTTTTATTGTTTATCGTTATTTTTGGTGAATCTATATAGTCTGAACCTGAAGATTGATTACTACTAAGATTTATATAATTACCGAATCTACCTTGTAATAATGTATCACCAATATCAACACTTGCGTTAATTGGTAATACATCAGTAAATTCAATATCAGTTCCAATATACTTTCCTCTTGAAAAATCTTTTGTTATACTATCGGATAAAGAACTTTCATTAAACTTTGAAAAATTAATCTCGTTAATGTTTTCACTTAGTCTTGATATATAATATTGTTGTCCTTTATATTCTAATCCCAACCACAATTCACCTCTTAATGGATATTGTATGATATTTGTATTGAGTGGCAAAAAAGTTCTATTACCTATTTCTTCTTTAGAATCACCTTGTTCAGAAAAAACATATCTACCAATAACTTCACCATTTAATAAATCATTAGTATTGTTTTTTATTTCAATAACTTCAAATACTTCTAATTGATAAAATCTTGTTGTTTCTTTTAGTTGGTCTAATATTGTATATAATTCATTTCTCGTAATGTATGAATTATCAAAAGTTTTATCAATACCAGAACCAGTGTCTGTTTCTGTGTAGGCCATTAATTTCCCTTACTGATGGAATTTTCTATTTCGTCTTTTTTGATTTGTAACTCCTGAACATCAGACTCGATAGCATTCATTAATTGTTCTTTTTCTGCGTCTGTTAAACCGAACTCATCTCCGGAATCTGATACTCTTTTTTCTGATGCCATAATTCTTTGAACGACTGTGGCTAACTTGACTAATTGTTCGTCGTTCTTCACATTGATTTCTAAATACTCTTTGAGCATAGGAATAATCTGAACGGCAGTATCTCCGTCTTTAATAAACCCTACCACTTCTTTCATCAAGACTTCTAATTGTTT